AACGAATACGCAAACTTTATTCCCCAGATTCGTGTTCCAATTCCGTATGTAAAACTTTGGAATTACAACACAATGTTTAAGATCGATGACAAAGATTTTAATGCAACCAATCCCGGTGTGTGGTGTCACAGTCTACACACACTAATGGATCGTAGTAAGTTTACAGACTGGTCACAATACAACAACGATAAGGCAATCAAATGATTAATGCAAAAATTACAAAAACTGCACCAAAAGAAAATACAGAAGAAAAACTTTTTAAAATCTTAGAAAGTATTGATTGGAAACTTTGGGAAATGTACAATATCATGAAAGATAACGCACCCAGCAAGGCTCCTGCTAAAACTCAAAAAAAATCTAAAGCAGACGAAGAATGAGTGAAAAAGAAAAATCAATGATTTGGGTTTCTTTCCGCAAGGAAGGAATTCACATGTATCCAGCGGCTGCTACTGATCCTGCTCTCAAGACAGGAGACATGTATGATGTAAGTTTCCTTGGTACACCGCATCGACATATTTTCCACTTTAAAATTCATATCGAAGTTTTCCACGATGACCGCGATATTGAATTTATCCAGTTCAAGCGTTGGCTCGAAAACTGCTACACAGATGGCACACTCGAACTCAACCACAAATCCTGCGAAATGATTGCTCGTGATCTCCACGCAACAATCATCGCAAGATACCCAGGCCGAGAGGTTTGGGCAGACGTTAGTGAAGACGGCGAAAATGGCTGCTTCATTAAATTTCCTTCATCTTATCATTATAACGTAAAATAAAATGGCACAACCTGCTTTTATTCAAAAAACCCTTCGTATGAAGCCCGAAGTTGAGAAGATCTTTGATGATCTCGATAAATGGCTAGATCATTGCAGATTTAATCTGCTGCCTTTTGTCCCGTCTGATCTGTATCGATCACCGGAGTACAAAAACTTCCAGCGCGGCAACGATTATTACGATCGTAAACAACGCAAAGACTTTAAACCTCGTTGGAACAACAATCGATGAGAAAACTCTTTTATATGGGTCTTGAACCATATAAGGCCCGTTATACTCTACAGTTGCAAGACTGGAACGAAGCTGTGTTCAAACGCAGAGGTATTGACTATGTAATAGTACCCGGCGAAACACTCAGCAACGATCAAGCCATTGTAACTGGACAGGTGCTAGATGCACACGGTCGCACATACTTTGGTATGTCGCAACTAATGAATCTAGTTCGTATGATGAAAGCAGGAGAAGTAACCAATGAAGATGTTGTCTATTTTGAAGACATGTTTCAGCCCGGTATCGAGAGCTTGCCTTATATTATGGATCAAGTGCCTGATACTATGCGTCCTCGCATTGCCGTTCGTTGTCTTGCACAAAGTATTGATCCCGATGATTTTGTTCATGTTTGGGGTATGCAAGATTGGATGGCTGCATACGAAAAGATGGTGGATAAGTTTGCGGACATAGTTCTTGCTAGTAACGAAGAAATGGCAATGCATATGAAGGTTGCAGGTTGGCAGGCTCCAATCTATAACATCAGTGGGTTGGCATTTGGCAAAGACGAAGTTCAAGGTCGTGTAGCAAATATCAAACCATTCAATGAACGCAAGAAGCGTGTTGTATTTTCAGCCCGTTGGGATCAAGAAAAACAACCAGATTTCTATATGGATCTAATTGAAGAATACCATCGTCGTAATCCATCTACAGACGTTGAATTCTGTATTTGCGCCGGTGGCAAGTTAAAGTCAAACAACCACTCTTATATGGAACGAACACACCAGTTAGAGGAAGTGGGTGTCTTAACTATTCATCAAGATCTTGAAAAGAATGATTACTATAACATTGTTAATGATAGTCGCGTGGTATTCAACTGTGCCTTGCAAGACTGGGTTTCAAATACTGTCAGCGAAGCAGATGCTCTCGGCTGTAATGTGCTGTATCCTGCTTATCGCAGTTTCCCTGAAACTTTTAGTAACGATGCTACAAGGATGTACATTCCATGGAGTATCGATGATGCTATCAGCAAACTTGAAGTGTTACTAAATGCACCTAGTAGCCGAATGGGTATGATTAGCGATTGGACAGATTCCACAATCGATCGTATTGTTGATATCCTAGAAGGCAAAGGCGAACAGTGGAAGCGTATGAGCACAGACTATCGCAAACATACTAGAGAAAGCAAATACTAAAATAGTTGAAGTGCAACGAATGAAAACAGTAATCATCACAGGCGTACTCGGCTTTATTGGCAGTCATACAGCAAAGGCCTTTAAAAAAGCAGATTATAAAGTCATTGGTATTGACAGAGAGTGGACCATGAAAGAAGGGTCTTTCTTTTGTGATGAACTTTTTATAGATGATTTTGTAAACATTGCATCCGTTGTTGCTGTAACAGAAAAGGTAGATGCAATCATACATATTGCAGGAACTAGTCTTGTTGGGCCATCTTTAAAAGATCCCGGAGAATACTACAGAAACAACACTGCGAAAACAAATCAAATGCTGGATGATTTAGCGTCTGCAGGATGGTCAGGCAAAATTGTTTTCAGTAGTAGTGCTGCAACTTACGGTAACAATTGTGTTGTTCCTATCAAAGAATCTGCAGAAGGTGTTCCTGTTAGTCCGTATGGGCACAGTAAAAAAATGTGCGAATATGTAATTGCAGATCACACACACGCACACGGACACAAAAGCATTGCATTGAGATACTTCAATGCATGTGGATGCGACGGAGATGCAGAATTAGGAAATGTGTGGAACGATAGTCATTTAATTCCAAGAGTTGTACAGTCTATTTTGGAAGAACAACCATTCACTATTTACGGTTCAGATTTTTCAACCAATGACGGTACATGTGTAAGAGATTATCTGCATGTAACTGATATTGCAAATGCACATGTTCAAGCAGTTGCATTGTGCAACAAGTTAGATGCGGGCACATTTAAAGCATACAACTTAGGAACTGGTCAGGGATATTCTAATTTAGAAATTGCCACAGCAGTAAAACAGGTGACCAATAGCAATCTCAAAATCAAATTTGGTCCACGAAGAGGTGGAGATCCTGACGAATTAATTGCAGATCCATCTGCATTTATCAAAGATGCCAATTGGGCACCTATACACAGCAATCTATTGACAATTGTAGAAACAACCTATAACTGGATGAAATTACATGAAATGGCTTCTCAAAACACTTGATCGATTGAATCGCAAACGTATTGTAATGGATAGGATAAACAATGAACCTTACCTTGAACGCTACTACCTTTTTCTTAAGGATAGAAAGCGTTTCCCCTTTAATGTGTTTCTACACAAGTTCCTTAAATCAGATCCCGATGATGTGCATGATCATCCATGGCCTTACGCTACTCTAATTTTAAAAGGTGGATACTATGAATGGACTCCTAACTTTGATTCACAAGGTACCAAGATCAGTGAAACACGGCATTGGCGTGGTCCTGGGCACTTCCGTATTTGCAGTGCTAATAGCTATCACCGTGTTGAGCTTAAAGAAGGAACAGACTGCTGGACAATGTTCATGCCTGGTCCACAAAAACGAGAATGGGGATTCTGGTATAAGGGTGCATGGATGCACAATGACGAATATCTCAAAGGTCGGTCAGAGGGAACTTTGTAATCTCTTGGTCTGAATCGTTAACACACGAAATCATTGTACATCGTTGAGGACCTTGCGGTGGCATCCATCCAGTGTGCCAAATATTTCCCAATGGTTGATTATTACAATTGCTACCAGATACCCAGCCCTTTGCTCCAATATTTAAAAATTCTACACCGGCATTACACAACTGTCCAGTGTACACTGGTCCGTTACTATAGGTGTCTTGATATCTATCATCCCAGGTAGTTTCTTCAAAGTATATTTTTTGTTCGACCAATTGAGACGGATCTTCAATTGGCGGTGGTGGCAAAGGTGGAGGTGGAGGTGGTGGTGGCGCTACAACATCAACTGGAATTTGTTTTTTACGTTCTTCTATTTCTTTTTTGATTCTTTCTAGTTCACGTTCCCATTTTGCTTTTTCCTCTAGGATACGTTCTCTTTCTATTTTTGTTTTGTTGAAAAAATCAATTTTTCCCAAATCGGCATGTTGGTAATTAAACATGCCTGCACTTGGGTCTGCTTCTTTGTACAGAATTGTTTTGTTTATTATAAACCCTAAAGTTTCTTCCAATTCCATTACACGTTCTATATCCTGTTGAACATGATTGTGTCGTATAGGAGATGTGATGTTGAATTTTTTTCCTTTGTTTTGAAAGGTATCCGAAATGTATTTTATAAGCGCAGGATTTTGCCAATGGTGAAAAGTCAAATGTAGTGTATCAACATAAGGTTCTATGGCCCACCAATCCATCCACAATTTTCCACCGTTGGTGTGTAGCGTCATTGAGTTACCGTTGGTCCTGCACAATTTCAACAACATCACAATGTCGTCCATATCCAAGGGTTCTCCACCATTGAATATCCAATCAATTTTTCGTTTTTGTGTGTTAGAATACGAGTCGATTAACAAACTTGCAATACGCAGGTACTCTTCGGTTTCGTGCGGTACAGAGCCACCTCTCAAACTGGTCGGACAATACTCGCATTCCGATTTGCAATAATCATTTAAGATCCAAGAAATTGTGGTTTTTAAATTATCCATATTAATGTTGACAGGTCTAAATAAAGTATGTATAATGTACTTATCTTATTCGAGGATTCGTAATGAATGACAGTAGCAAAATTAAAGAAGTTATGGACATTCTGCAAGAAGAATGTGCAGAGGTAATTCAAGCAGTTAGTAAAATTAGTCGCTTTGGTATTGACAACTTAAAGCCAGGAAAGCCTAAAACTAATCGAGAACACTTGGAAGAAGAAGTAGGAGATATGCTTGCAATGATTGATATTATGATCGAGCAAGGAATTGTAACACAAGATAATTTAAATATTGCCAAGGCTGCAAAAATTGAAAAACTAAAGAAATGGTCAAATATCTATGAGTAAAATTAAAGTATCAGAATTATTTTATAGCATCCAAGGTGAAGGACGCTATATGGGTGTGCCGTCTGTGTTCTTGAGAACATACGGTTGCAATTTTACCTGTCAAGGGTTTGGTATGCCGCAAGGCGAACTAAGTAACGAAGCAGACAAAATTGCAGAACGTGCTGTTGAATTTGCAGAATACAAATCACTTCCGCTGGTTAGTACAGGATGCGACAGTTACGCAAGTTGGCATCCTGCATTTAAAGATCTTAGTCCAATGATCGAAGTTGATGGGCTTGCTAAAAATATTGTTGCTACATTACCGTACATGGAATGGCGAGATGAACATCTTGTTATTACTGGCGGCGAGCCGTTGTTGGGTTGGCAACGTGCTTATCCCGATTTGTTGGATCAACCTTGTATGGAAAGTTTAAAAGAAATTACTTTTGAAACTAATGGTACAATGCGACTGACTAGTGCATTTAAAAATTATCTACGTATTTGGACTACAGAGAATCCAGAACGAGAAATTACGTTTAGTGTTAGTGCTAAACTTCCAGCAAGCGGAGAACCGTGGAAAGATGCTATTAAACCCAAAGTTGTTTGTGATTACGAAACTGTAGGTACAGCATATTTGAAGTTTGTTGTAGCAACAGAACAAGATATCAAAGATGCACTAAAGGCTACAGAAGAATTCCGCGCTGAAGGATTTAAAGGACATGTGTATTTGATGCCAGTGGGCGGAGTTGAAAGTGTCTACGCACTAAACAATAAAACGGTAGCAATTGCGGCTATGAAACATGGTCTGCGGTACAGTGATAGACTGCAAGTGCCATTATTTAAAAATGAATGGGGTACATGATGAAAGCATTATTTAAAAAGTTGTTTGGTTCCAAAGAACCTGAAAAGACTCCAAAAGAAATTGCCACACAAAATAGAAAACCTTGGATTCAAGTTTTGGAAACTCATCTTGACAAGGACAATGTGCGCAACGGATTCTTTGAACTTGACTGGAACGAGTTCTTTGTGTTAGAATTAAGAGCAGCCGGATACACAGGTTCCACCGATGAAGAAATTGTAGATAAATGGTTTTCAGAACTATGCAAAAACGTTGGAACAGATCACGGTGTAGATATGAGCCAGCGTGGTGCTGGATACGTTAATCGTGCGTTACGCGATGATGGTAAAACTGAGATTTCTTAATGACAAAGACTTATATTCTTGTAGATACTGCTAATACATTTTTCCGAGCACGCCATGTTGTACGAGGATCTCTCGAAGACAAGGTGGGTATGAGTATTCATACTGTATTGGGCAGTGTTCGCAAGGCGTGGAAAGACTTCAAAGGCGATCATATCATCTTCTGCCTCGAAGGTAGATCATGGAGAAAGGATGCGTATGCTCCTTACAAACGACAACGCACTGAAGCTCGAGCAGCACAAAGTCCGAGAGAAGCAGAAGAAGATCGAGTGTTTTGGGAAACGTTTGATCAGTTCAAAGATTTTGTTATCAATAAGACCAACTGTACTGTGTTGCAACATGCACAATTAGAAGCAGACGATCTAATTGCTGGCTTCATACAGGCACATCCACAAGATAATCACGTAATCATTTCGACAGATGGCGACTTTGCACAATTAATTGCACCCAACGTCAAACAGTATAATGGTGTAATGCAAATTACAACCACACACGAAGGGTACTTTGATGAAAAAGGCAAACGGGTAGTTGACAAGAAGACTAAAGAAGTCAAGCCTGCTCCAGATCCAACATGGCTGCTTTTTGAGAAGTGTATGCGTGGCGACACATCTGACAATATCTTCAGTGCATATCCAGGTGTGCGCGAAAAAGGTACAAAAAACAAAGTAGGACTTCGTGAAGCATTTGCAGATCGCGGAAGCCGCGGATACAATTGGAACAACATGATGTTGCAACGTTGGACTGACCACGAAGGAGTTGAACATCGAGTACTAGACGATTACAATCGTAACGTGTTGCTGTGTGACCTAACCGCACAGCCCGACAACATCAAACAGCTGATCAAAGAAACTATCCATATTGCAACTACCGCAGAAAAGAACATTCCGCAAGTTGGCATTAGATTATTAAAATTCTGCAACGAGTTTGACTTGCAAAAGGTAAGTGAACAAGTACAAAGTTATGCAGAACCATTAAACGCAAGGTACATATAATGAATTCAACTGCAAAAGTATTGATTCCAGACAAAGAATGGTTAGTAACCAACAATGATAAAAAAATTGGTGCTATTTCAAAGCATAAAAAAGGATACATTTTTTACAAAAATGGTAAATCTTTAGACTTCAAGAATCTTAACGAAATCAAAGCACAATTAGGTATTGAACTGTTTGAAGAAAGTATCAAAAAAGTTAAAAAAGATGCTGACAATAAAAGTCACGTTATATACGATTTTCCGTGTAGGACCAAACCGTACGAACCTGTTTATAGTGTGAAAACAAAACTGCCGTTGTTTGCAAAAAGTCCTAAAAGCAAAAGTAGATATTGTGCAGGATATTATGTAATACTTCGAGCACAAGGATGGGCCAGTAGTTTTTGTCCAAAATTGATCACTGTACAACGATACCCATATCATGGACCGTTCAAAACAGAACAAGAAATGAAAACAGTATTAAATAATCTTAACAAGGTATAATATGAACACAATGCCCATTGAAGATTTTCTTGATAAAGCAAGATTGGCTATCAAGACCAATCAGAAAAATCTTACATTAACTATTAAAGAAGTTACTGATCTACAAAACAGTCTCAGTATTGTGTTGGCAAGACTGGCAGGAGAGTCAGCTGGATCTAACTCTCAAGAGGATATTACCATAAAGTTAAACGGTGGCAGTTTTTAATTGGTAAAGATATAAATATATACGCACTTTTTGGAGATTGCGTATATCATGAGCCGACCTAAACCGACAGTTTTATTAGAAATTACAAACAAAAAAACTTATAAGACAGAACAAGTTTTAGAAGCTGATGCCATTTGGGCTGTGTTTTATCAAGAAAAGCCTATCAATTTGAAAACCAGCAGTATTATTGCTCAACAGTTGGGTCCAAAATACAAAAAAGTAAGTTTTTCAAACAGAGGCCATGCAATTAATCTATCCAAAAATTTGAACAAACTGTTCAACACCTCGGAGTTTGCAGTTTTCAAACTAACCACAGGTGAAAAATTTATTGATGCACCAAAAAACTAACATAACCCTCTATGTTGCACAACAAGCAGGATTAGATACCAGTGAAAAAAATATCAGAAAACTGATATCCATATGGTGGCAGAACAATAGAAAAAAAGAAAAAGGCGGTCTAAAGTTGACTGACGAAGGGTTTGCAAATCTTACCAGATACTTCAAACCACATCGTGTTAGATTTGATTGTGAAATAGATTACACAAATCAATTGATACTGAGATTAGATAACTTTATTACCTGTCCATGGTACTTGACTAATCGAGAAATTTATGTTTTCAATGACAAAATGGCAGTACAGCTGGTGTTGTTTTCCGGCAACATAGCAAAATTCTCCACTGCAAAAGCAAAATCGCTTGACAAAGACGCTAAATGAGCATATAATTAACACATACTGAAGCACACTGCACTCAGTAGTTTAATCCAAATTATTTTTGAAAGCGTAACATGGCAGAGCAAATCTCCTCAAATCGTACAGTCACTCCTAACGAAGCTAAACGTTCTATTCGTAAGTGTGTCAAAATTCAACGACCCGTTTTTATGTGGGGTCCTCCCGGTATTGGCAAGTCTGATATCGTTAAACAGATTGGCGACGAACAGGGCCGCGACGTGATTGACGTGCGTTTGAGCCTTTGGGAACCCACTGACATCAAAGGTATTCCCTACTTTGACTCCAATGCTAATACCATGACATGGGCTCCTCCTGCAGAACTGCCCACTGATCCAGAGTCCACTGCTATCTTGTTCTTGGACGAACTTAACTCTGCGGCTCCTGCTACACAGGCAGCGGCTTTCCAGTTGGTACTAAATCGCCGTGTTGGTACTTATGTACTGCCAAAAGGTGTTGCAATTGTTGCCGCAGGTAACCGTGAAACTGACAAAGGTGTTACTTATCGTATGCCTGCTCCGCTGGCAAACCGATTTGTTCACATCGAATTGAAAACTGATTACGAAGATTGGCTCCAGTGGGCCACTACCAATCGTGTACACGAACAGGTTGTGGGTTATATTGGATTTGCCAAGCAGGACCTTTACGATTTTGATCCAAAGAGTTCTAGCCGTGCGTTTGCTACTCCTCGCTCTTGGTCGTTTGTGTCTGAATTGCTGAAAGATGACGACTTGGCAGAAAGCACATTGACCGATCTGATTGCAGGTGCAGTCGGAGAAGGACTTGCTGTTAAATTTATGGCACACCGAAAGGTTGCTAAACAGATGCCAAATCCAGAAGACATCCTTTCTGGCAAGGTGCAAAAATGCAACATCAAAGAAATTTCTGCAATGTACTCGCTGACTGTATCCATGTGCTATGAATTACAGACTGCACATGAAAAGAAAGCCAAGAACTGGGATTCCATGGCAGACTGCTTCTTTGGATTTATGATGGATAATTTCCCAACTGAGTTGGTTGTTATGGGTGCAAAGGTTGCGTTGACTAACTATCAACTGCCTTTTGATGCATCCAAACTTCAAAACTTTGATCGTTTCCACGACAAGTATGGCAAGTTCATTATCACTGCAATGGAAGGTTAATAAAAGGCCCGCAAGGGCCTTTTTTCACTTGCATTTTTCTTAATTTGAATGTATAATAAGTACATACACTAAACAAGGACACATAATGGCAACCACTTCTTCTTCCAAAAAGAATACCATTCAAAAACAAAATTTTACTTCTGCTGAAAAGAATAAAATTGTTGAAAAACTGATCACAGCACGAATTGGTTTGCTGTTGCGTCATCCATTCTTTGGAAATCTTGCAACTCGTTTGAAACTGGTAGATGCCACTGAATGGTGCGGCACATTGGCCACTGACGGTCGCCACTTCTATTACAATAACGATTTTGTAAACAGACTTACTCCCAAGCAAGCAGAGTTTGGATTTGCACACGAAGTTCTTCACAACGTTTTTGATCACATGGGTCGACGAGACTTTAGAGATCCGCAGTTGTCAAACATTGCCGCTGACTATGCCGCCAATCAAATTCTCAAAGATGAGCGCATTGGTGAAGTGCCAGATTGGATTAAGATTTTCCAAGATAACAAATATCGTGGCTGGAGTTATGAGCAGATATATGACGAGCTTTACGAGAAAGCAGAAAAGATTGATCTGAGCCAACTTGGCGAATTGCTCGACGAACACTTGGATGGTGAAGGCGACGGCGACAGTGACGGAGAAGATGGCGACGAGAAAGACGGCAAGGGCAAGGGTCGTCCACGTTTGACTGCTGAAGAAAAGAAAGCAATCAAAGACGAGATCAAAGAAGCCATGGTTGCGGCTGCTCATGCCGCTGGTGCAGGACGGATACCTGCTGGTGTTGCCAGATTGATCCAAACATTCACAGAACCCAAGATGGACTGGCGTCAAATGTTGCGCATGAACATTCAAAGTATTGTGAAAAGCAATTTTAGCTTCAGTCGTCCTAATCGTAAGAGTCAACACTGTGGTGCAATTTTGCCAGGCCTTATGAATGAAGAAACTATTGATGTGTCAGTTGCAATTGACATGTCTGGTAGTATTTCAGACAAAATGGCAAAGGACTTCTTAAGCGAAGTCAAAGGCATTATGGACGAATACGTTGACTTTAAATTAGACTTGTGGACTTTCGATACCAGTGTGTATGGATACAAACAATTTACCGGAGACACTGCTGACGAAATTATGGAATACGAATGCAAAGGTGGCGGTGGTACTGACTTCGATGTAAACTATGAATTTATGAAGGAACAAGGTCTCGAGCCAAAACGCTTCATTATGTTTACTGACGGGTACCCTTGCGGCAGCTGGGGTGACGAAAACTACTGCGAAAGCCTGTTTATTGTGCATGGCAATGACAGTATTGTTGCACCGTTTGGACAAACTGCATACTACAAAGAGTAAACATGTCTTTAAGTAGAGACAAAGTAAATCCGTTGGGAGTTTTAAAACTAAGGAAACTTAGTTTTATACCCGAACATTTTTCCAAAATAACCATCAACCCAGTTGATATCAAAATATTGGATCAGTGGATTGTGTATAACTTAAATAGTAGGTACGCAATCAAGAAAACAATCTCTCTCAGTGCCAATAAAAAATTGGTCGAGGCAGTAGAAGTAGGGTTAGAAGATTCTAGAGAAATCACCATGCTAACACTTGGTTGCCCGCACATACATAAAAATTAAAAGGACTTTTAAAATGGAAAATACAGAACATGCACAAGTAGCAGGACAGGACATCGGCGGAGATGCAGCGCCTGCACCTGCACAGCCTGAACTCAACATTAACGATTTACAGAACATTCGTGCTATCATTGATACTGCAAGTCGTCGTGGTGCGTTTGGTGCAAATGAACTGTCATCAGTAGGTAGTGTTTTTGATCGGTTAAACACTTTCTTAAATGCAGTTGCTCCTGCACCATCTGCTGATCAACAATCAGAATAAGGATATAGTATGAAACACGTAGGAAAAATGAAAAACAACAATGCCAAAGTTGCTGTTGTGTATAGAACACTACCAGGAGATTCTGGCAGTGCGTTGGTAGTAGGCACAGGTAGTTTGCCAGAAACATGGCACGATTCATTGATGAATCTTATACAAGACATCAGCGGCCAATCAGCTAACGAACTTGCAGATCTAATGGCAGTTCGTCGATTCCCAGACGGACAAGCAATGTTGGAAGCACTACATCGCGGTGGGTTGCTCAAAAAAGTTCCTACGAGTGGTGTACTTATGACTCCAACTTCTAACACCACAGTACTGCTAAGTGAGTTGAATCAAATTATTGCAGAACAAAAAGGTGTTACAATTGATCAGTTGGCTGTAACTGATGGAGTCAATCCAAATCCGAGAACAAACAAAAAAGTCGAGCAGACTATTGATGCGCCGGTTGAAGATCTTGGAGAAATTGAAAACTTAACTCCTACACAACTTCGGTCAAAGGCTGATAGACTTTTCAAAGAAGCTCAAACGTTGCGTAAGCAGGCTGATACTTTAGATCCTCCAAAAGGAAAAAAGAAAGAAGTCATTGCTGACGAAGTTGAATAATGCATCCAGATAAAATCTATCTAACCTCTCTAAAGAACATCTTAGAGAATGGTGATGATCGGCCGGATCGCACTGGTGTTGGCACTAGAAGCATTTTTGGATTACAGATGAGATTTGATCTCACCAAAGGATTTCCTGCCATTACCACAAAGAAATTAGCCTGGCGTGCATGTGTTAGTGAACTGCTTTGGTTTATCGAAGGCAGTGGTGATGAAAAC